TCGATTGTCAAAGAGGTTTCTTCTGGGCCGAAGTTCGCAGTTGGGCCAGGAACGGCAGCAGCCGCCTGCGCTGGTTCGGCAGGGTTGAAACTTGGAACGGCCTTGATGATCTGGCAAAGGCGCATCGAGTTGCGCGCGCCCTGGTCGGCGCGGATAGCGGGGACAATACGCAAGAGGTATATATGCAAACGGCGAAGCGCGGCTGGAAGGCGCTCAAGGGATCGGGCCAATCTGATTTTGCGGTTTCCGATGGATCGGGCAAAACAACCCGCCGCTTCTATTCAGATAAGCAAAGGATTATTTGCCCAGGATTAAAGCAGCGCGCCGAACTTATTGTTTTTGCTAACACGCCTGCCAAGGATTTTCTGGCGGGCCTTCGCAGCAAGCGGCTGCATACATACGCGCGCGATGTAACCGAAGAATATGTAAAACAGTTAACCAGCGAAATACTTATAACTGATAGCAGGACGGGTAAGCGAACCTGGATATTACCCGAAGCAAATCGGCAGATAGGTAATCACGCCTTCGACTGCGCGGTTATGGGTTTGATCCTGGCGGTTCGCTGGGGAGTTGTCGGTAGGGACGCAACGGAAGCGCCTGAAGCGATCATAAGCCAGCCGAACGATAATGAGAACGCTTGACGCAACGCGCATAGGTAACGGCTGCTGGTCGGGTTTCTGCGCTTCGGTTGAACTGCGCGGGTTGTGGGCCTTGCCAGCAGCCGCCCATTTATTTGACCTGGCCCGCAAGTTTATGGCAATCAGCGGCGTATTTATCGGCCTGAACGAAGCGGAACTTTTGGCAATCAAGGCAAAGGCCCTGGCTGAAATTACCAGCGGAGTAGTTATGACAAACTATTCGGATAGCGGTTCATCGATCGGCAAGGCCATTGTGCTACCTGCCAAAGATAGGCTTACCGAAAGTATGTATGCGCTTCAGTTACTGCTACCCGCTACCTATGGAAACCCGCAAGCGCGCGTTATCCGATGCGATTGGAGTAACTACAGGGATTAACCTTTTATGCCTAAAAAAACCGCAGCGAATAAACTGAAGCCTGCCGCCGTAATCAAGCCGTTAAAGGCCAGCGCGGCGGGCGGGCAATCATTCACTTCGGTAGCCTACAGTTCTAACCGCGCGACAATTTACGGGCAGGCAGCGGACTTTTCTTCTGACTATCAGCCCAGCGATCGGCTGGAAATGATTAAGCGGATTCGCTACGGCGAAAGGAACTTCGGCCTGGTCAGGCAGGTTTTTAACGATTATGTTTTGTATTGTATCGGGGACAAAATATCGCCGCAGGTTGCCAGCGCTGAAGCCGATAAGGCCGATCTTTATGAATCCTGGTTTAAATCCTGGGCTTCCGATGTTTCGACCTGCGGGCGATTTAGCCTATGGGATATACAGCGGATCGTCCTGCGCGGCGCGTTGCGCGATGGGGATAGTTTTGTTATCCTGGCGATTGAGAACGGCAGGCCGAAACTGCAAATCGTAGAAGCGCATCGGGTTGGAAATCCTATCGGCGTTCCCATTCCAAAGGGAATGGTTGACGGAGTTTTATTTGACGCATCGGGCCGCCTGGTCGGATATAATGTTATCCAGGGCGATAACAGTAGCCGCCTATTTGATGCCGCTTCGGTTTGCCATATTGCAGAACTTGATTGGGCCAGCGGATCGCGCGGGCTTCCCATCCTTCAACATTCCTGGGGAGATATCCAAACGGAGGATGAACTCCTGCGCCTCGAAATGCTCGCAGTTCGGAATGATGCCGATGTTACGCGCGTCCTGAATCGCGCAGGTGGATTCGTTCCCCAGGATATGAAAGCCGAATTAGACGGCAGCGGTTCTTCAAATCTCGAAGGATTGGCTTCCCGTATGGGCGGCAAATTGCTGGCTTTGGAAGTTGGGGAAAGCCTAACTTCGATGGCATCTAACAGGCCCAGCCCAACTTTCCAGGGATTCTTAAAATCCGTCCAGGCCGATATCTTGCGCGGAACGCTGCCATATGAGTTCGTTGGCGATCCAGGTTCGATTTCTGGTTCGGCTATTCGGTTAACTACAGCGAAGGCCGACAGGGTATTTAATCGCTGGCAGCAGGTGATTATCGATAAACTTTGTCAAAGGGTTTGGGGTTTCGCCGTGGGCTGGGCCGTTGCCAACGGGGAACTTCCCGATGGGGAATGGAATGATATATCTTGGACAACGCCCAAGCGCCTGACAGTTGACGCTGGGCGCGAAGCAGCAAACGATCGCGCCGATGTAGAACTCGGCCTGTTAAGTATGTCAGAAATCTACGCCCAGCGCGGGCAGGATATGAGGCACGAACTGACGAAGCGCGCTAAAGATTTTCGTTTTATTTTCGACCTGGCAAAAGCCGAAGGTATCCCAATCTGGACACTTTATAAGCCTGGCTTTAATTGGCTGCAGCAGGGCGAGGGAAAGCCTACGCAGGCCGAGGTTGCGATGGAGCAAATCGATCCCAGCGCCGTAGGCTACGATCAACCTAAAGAAGAATAATTTTATGCGTTCCCTTATCAAAGCGATTACTTCAGGCCGTCCCTTTCTGGTCGATTATACTATCGCAGAAAATCATATCGAAGCCGTTAAGAAACACGGCTTCACCGATCTCCTGGCGCAGTTATTCGGCCCAGCGCCAAAGCCTTACCAGGTCGGCAATACCTTTGTTATCCCCATCGCTGGTCTGATCGGCAAGGGTTTAGCGCCTATCGAAGCCATTGGCGCGACTGATGTTGAAAAGGTTAACGACTATATTGACGAAGCGCTGGCGGCTAATCCTGCCCGAATTATTTTTGATGTTAATTCTGACGGCGGCACAACCGAAGGGGTCGAAGAACTTGCCGACAGAATCCGCGCGCTTAATATCGAAACGATTGCCTACAGTTCAGGTTCGGCAAATAGCGCGGCCTATTGGATTGCCAGCGCTTGCGATCGCCTGATCGTTTCTGGTTCGGCTTCTGTCGGAAGTATCGGCGTATATGTTGCCTTTATGGATCAAAGCGCCGCAGCCGAAGCGGCTGGCATTAAGCCCGTTGTTATTAGCAGCGGCCCGCTAAAGGGTATGGGTATGCCTGGCCTTTCGCTTACTGATTCACAAGCGGCATATTTGCAGGATGAAGTTAATTCGATTGCCGCCGATTTTAAGGCAGCCGTTAAAATGAAACGATCCCTGGTCAAAGAGGAAGATATGCAGGGCCAATCGATGCAGGGCAAGGTTGCCGTTGCAAAGAACTTGGCAACGGGCAGCGCGCCAACCCTAAAGGCTTTGCTGGCTTCGCTTGATATGGGTTTGCAGCAGGCGAACGCAAAGCCTACAGCCAAGCGAAAGATTTGATTTAAACGCTGCAGATTGGGCGCAGCGCCAGGTCGAAAAGTTGGATCGTGAAGCGAAGGCGTTTGACTCTAACCGCAAAGTTATGGCTTCAATCGAAGAACAACTTATCGCCGCCCAATCCAGCCTTTCGCAGGCTGTCGCAGAACGCTGCGACCTGCAGGCCAACTTTGAAAAGTTAGTTGCCGATAATGATTCGGCCCTGGCTTCGATCAAGGCTGAAGCCGAAACGACCAGCGCCGCGCTTATCGAAGCGAAGGCCGCGCTTGCCGCCCTCGAAGCCGATAAGGCAGAACTTGTTAAAGTTATCGAGGCTGCGATGCAGGGCCAGGTTAGCGCTTCAAAGGAAGCCGCAAAAATTGCCGCTTCGGTTGGCTGCAAGCCCGCCGCGCTTTCTGTCGCTGACGAAAACCAGCCGAACCCGCAGGCCAGCGCCGAAGATATCCGCAAGGCGTTTCTTCTGATGAAGGCTGGCCCTGATAAATCCGCTTTCTTTTCCGCGCATCGCGCCGTTCTTACGGCAACGCGCTGAACTTTATTTTTCCCTAATCCTATAACATTATGTCAAATACTATTGCGGCTTCGCCCAATGTCCTGGCTGAACAAATCCTGGCTGGCCTTCGTGGTCGGCTGGCGATCCTTTCGGCTATCTCCACTAACCTGACCCCCACCGCTACGGGCAAGACGATGCAAATCAGCCTTGTTTCTGGCGGCGCTGCTAAAGAGTTCTCGAAATCTGCTGGCGGCTACCACGAAGCGGACGATGCCAATCTGACGGCTGCGACTGTTACCCTTAAACATTACCATTCGACCAAAGCCTTTTCCCCTGATGAAATCACGGAATACGGCGAGGGCTATATGGTTAACGCCTTCGTTCCTGAAGCGATCAATCAGATCGTTAAGAAGGTTCACGCCGAACTTGGAGCGCTTGTCATTAACGCTAACTATTCCGCTAACGAAGTGATCACGGCTGCGAACTTCAACTATTCCCAGATTGTTGATTTGAATACCGATCTGAACGATGCCAAGGCGGGCGATACCCGTTCCCTGATTCTTTCTGGCGCTTATTCTGGCGCTATCCGCAAGGACGCTACCCTGACCGCTGGCGCGTTCAACGGCGTTGGCGCTTCTGGCCCGCTGGTTTCTTCGGGCGTTATTGGTCAGGTTGTCGGATTCAATATCTTTGAGTTCACCGACCTGCCTGGTAATTCCGAAAACCTTTCTGGTTTTGCGATGGGCAGCGATGCGATCATCGCTGGCTTCTCCCTGCCGAACGCTACGATGTTCCCTGGCGATGTTTCCCAGGCCGTTGACGCTACGGGCCTTTCTGTCCAGGTTCTCAAATCCCAAGGGACTGACGGCATCGTTCGCTTTACGGCGAGCGTTCGCGCTGGTTTCGGAGTCGGACGAGCGACCAGTCTTAAGCGCATTAAGAGCGCTTAAACAGTTCGGCAGCGAACTGACGAAGGCCCGCCGAATTGGCGGGCCTTCCTTGTGCCTTGCGCTGATCGGCTAAAATAAAATAGTTTGACAACTGCGCTGGGTTAAAGTAGTATGTCAGAAGTTAAGGCAACTTAACTCTGATCTTTGAAACCCTTTCCTGCCGCAAGGCGGGGAACTACAAAACCAAAACGCAAATGACGAAACGCAAAACAAAACCGATCCGCTTCGATGTTCATCACGACACGAACGGAATCGTCAAAGCAACGCTGGCGCTGCAAGCCTATTGGCAAGCGCGCCGCAACCCCCAGGCAACCGAAGCCGAACAGAACGCAGCCCGCAAGGCGCTTGCCGATCTGGTCGAACTTCACGCTACCTGGGAACTGTCAACGGCAGGCCGATCGGTCAGCCTTGGCAAAAACAAGCGCGGCGTTGACATAACGGAAAGCGGCAAACCTGTCGGCTTCGCCTGGACTACAGCCCGTAGCCCTGACGATAGCGAACTCGGCAGGTTGTGGGCTGATGGGGATTTCGATACCGAAGGCCCGCGCTGCTTCCGATCATAAACACAAGGCCCGCCCTAACCAGGGCGGGCCTTTTCTTTGGCTTCGTTCCTGGCGGCCTGGCTGGCTGGGGTAGGGGTAAGGCAGCCTGCCCACCCTGAACGGCCCGCAGCGGGCCAGCCAGCGGCCTGCATAGGCCAGCCAGCGGGCGGCCTTTGGCGTTTGTCCCTGGCTGCAGTTGTATGGATAACGCGCTATCAGCCGAATGGCTTGCCGATGCCCAGGCCATTGTTCAGGAGATCGGGCAAACTGTTACGATCAACGGGACGCAATACCTGGCTGCGGTTGGCGATCCTGCGCTGACTCAATCGTTCGGCGCTGGCGGCCTGTCGGATACTATCAGCGTTGTGGTAAAAGTTCCTGCCACTAACGCCGCGCTGGCGGCGAAGCCTTATATGCAAATAGGTAAAACTATTACCTTTGACGGGCGCAGCCTGCGCGTTGTCGGCTTCAGCCTAAAGCCTGGAACGGCCTGGCTTCAAATGACAACGCAGGACGCTGATCAGTTCCGATGAGTAGTATCAGCCCGCTGACAAAAGGCCAGGGCGCTATATCTGTTCAAATGGATACGGCAAAGCAGCAGATACTTTCGGAACAATTCAAGGCTTACGCTGAATATACCAGCCAGGCGCTTGTCGATCTGGTCAAAGAAGAAGCCGCGCTTACTTGTCGGGAAGCGATGATTTATTCCCCTTCGCTTGATCTATCGGGCGGGCGCGGGGATACGAAGGCAGCCGAAACCGCAGGAGATCAAGCGGTTGCCGCCGATATCCGTTCCGTTATTGTTTCGGATAACAAAAGCCTGGCGGCTTCAGTCAGCCCTGCAACGGGCAGCGGCGCGAAGTTCGCTAAATGGAAGCAAGGCAAACGCCCGAAATCTGGCGGCAGTATAATTCAAAAGATTTATGACGATCAAGATTTCGCGCGGGCATATTCGCGCGCCAGAAACTTGTTTATAAATCGAGCCTTTAACCTGGTCGGCCCTGGCGGCATAAAAGAGGAACACGAAAGGGAACGCCGTTTTTATCGAGGACGCATCAGGCGCAACGGCGGGCCATCAACTAAACTTTCCGCAGGCAGCCAGAAGATCGCAAACGAAAGCGCGATTAAATCATATATTAAGACCAGGCAAAAGCGCGTTGGATTTATGAAGGCAGGCTGGTTCGCTGCTATCAATAAACTTGGAGCGCCCAAAATCAACGGCGTTAGAAAAAACTTCGGCATCAAGGGACTGCCTGCCTGGATCAAGCGCCACGCCGCAAGCCACGGGCAGGTTAGCATTGTGGGCGGGGAACTTGCCGCTTCGGGCAAACTTTCGGGCGGCGATCGGCGGCTTAACATTATTGTTAAAAACGATCTGGGTAATATCTTCGGCGCGGCAGCCCGCGCGGCTACGGCTTCAAAAGTTCTGTTCGTTCGCGCTGGCAAGTTAGGCTTACGGCTTGGGCATTTTCAGAAGATTGCCGCCGACCGATTTAACACGGGCCAACCGCAAGGTTAATTTTATGGGAACTAAATCAACATTAGACATCGTGGAATCCGCCATCGTTGCCAACCTGGCAGCCGAATCTGGCCTGGCAGCATATCAGATTAAGGCCGCTGCCCAGGCCGATAAGATCGACCAGCCCGATAACATAATCGTAGCCTGCGAATCGGCAGGCCCGCCGCCTGGGCTGGCGCAAGTTATGGGCAACTATCTTTGCCGAATTAGCGTGGGGATATTTACGCAAATCGATAGCGGCAGCCTGGCGGCGCATCGTTCAGCCTGTCAGGACGCGCAAGGCCGCCTTGAGGATCAGGCAGGGATTAAAGGTTCGTTCGTTTCTTTGGGCGATGCGACCTGCTACTATAGCGAAATTAGCAGCATTGACGAAGGGCGCGGCGATCGGGCGTTTATGACAACCCTTAACTTTGAAATGCTTATTGTCCTGGCTGCCGTTTGACCAGGCTTGCAAAAGTAACAACTTACTTCGATGCCTTCGATCACTAAAGGGACGGCCCATATTCACGGAATTGCAGGCACGATTACGGGCCTAACAATCCAAAGTTATACTGTCGGCAAATCCTTTGCCAATTCGGACGAAGTTACCAATTCCATTGGGGTTGTTATCGGCGTTAAAATGTATGACGAACGAAAGACCCTCCAGGCCGAAGGGTTAGTTCCTACTTCATATACTGCTGCGGTTGGCGATAACCTTACCTTTACGGGCAACGGCATCGCCTTTAGCGGATTTATCCAATCGATCGAAGAACGGGGAGAAGCGAAAGGTTATATGCGGATCTCTGTTAGCGCGATTGAATACGAAGGTATTTGATTTTTCCTAACGGCTGGCGATTGTCAGCCTATGGCAGATAGGCGATTCCTTTCGGCGCACCTTATACCCGCGCGAACTTATGTCCTGGGCAGGATGTTATTGCCGTTTTGTATTAAGCATAGGATATGGCTGCAGGGTATTGATTCCCCGTTTCTGCAAAGCGATAAAGAGATTACGCCCGCCGATCTGATTATCGGCCTGAAAGTTTGCGCGGAAGAATCGTTCGGGAAGCCTACCTGGGCTGATCGCTGGCTGGCGCTGCGGCTTACGCTGGATAGCAAATTATTTGCCGAAGGCTGCCGCGCTTTCGTTTGCCATATCGATACGCATAAAGATTGGCCCAGGTTTTACGAAAAGAAAGAATCGCAGCGCGGCGGCGAGGGGACAGTTCCCTGGCAGTTGTCAGTCGTTGCGGCCCTATGCAAAAACGGCATAACATATTCGGAAGCGATGCAAATGCCCGAAGCGAAGGCGATCTGGCTTTCGGCGGTTTTCTCGATCCAGGGCGGCGCTAAACTTGATATTCTTTCAACTGATGACGAAGAACTGATTGAAAGCCTGCAGCCGCCCGCAGCAGTTGACGGCGCGGCAAATGTAGGGGAAGCCCGCAAACCTTATGAGCAATAGCCTGGAGTTCTCAATCAACGCGCGCGACAATACCTCAAAGGTTGTCGATACTGTAAATAATAAGATTAACAACTTCGGGCGCGATGTTGCAAAAATGGCGCTTGGCATCGCTGGCCCTGGAGTTCTCAATCAACGCGCGCGACAATACATCAAAGGTTGTCGATACTGTAAATAATAAGATTAACAACTTCGGGCGCGATGTTGCAAAAATGGCGCTTGGCATCGCTGGCCCGCTGGCCCTGGTTCAGTTGGCGATCGGGAAGATAGGCGAAGCGATTGCCGAATATAAAGAACAGGTAGCCGAAGCGATTAAGTTCGGTTCGGAACTGCCTAACCAGGCTAAAGCGTTGAATGTTAGCGTGGAAGAATATCAGCGCCTTTCAAACGCAGCCGAAGCCGCAGGCGCTGGAATCGATACTGTCGCGCAAGCGTATATCGAAGTTCGCAAAGCGATTGATGCCGCTAAAGATCCGACCAGCAGCCAGGCCGCTGCGCTGCAGGCGCTTGGCTTCGCCGCCGCCGATATCGCCGCAGGGACTATTAAGCCGATTGAAGTTATCGAACGCCTGGGCCGCGCTATGCTTACGGGCGCTGATGACGCTACGCAGTTTAAGATCGCTTCGGGCCTGCTGGGCGCGGGCGTTGAAAAGTTAATTCCCATTCTTCGCAAGGCCGAAGCCGCAACTAAAGGTTATACCGATGCGGGCGATGTTTTATCAGAAGAAGAAGCAGGCATTTTGCGCGATGCGGAAATCGCTGAAAAGAAGGGCGAACTTAAAGAAAAGGTAGCCAAGGCCAGGGAAGCCGCGCGCGACAAGTTCTTTGCAAAACCGAACGCTGGGCGCGAAGCATTAAGGAATGAATTATTCCCGACACTTTCCGAAAGCGAAATGAGAGAGAAAAGCGGCGGTTCGATGAGCCTGCCTGGTTATAGAGCAAATATGAATTACAAGGATGGATATCGCACCGAAGATACATTCGTAAAGGACAAACTTACAGATGAAGAAAAGGATTTGATTATTCGGGAATACGCTGCGCGGGCGAAAGCGCTAAAGGCCAAAGAGGAAGCCGACAAGGCCGCCGCCGACAAGGCCGCCGCCGATCAACTAAAGGCAATCGCTGACGAAGCGGCGGCGAAGCAGCAGAACGCTAAAGACGAAGCCAAGCGCTTGGAAGAAGCCGATGCCGCGCAACTTAAAACCCTCGAAGATGAGGACGCGCGCCTGGAAGATTTATCAAAGGGTCAGGGCAACGCCGCCGCCGACAAAGCCAAAGCCGACAAGGCCGCGCTGGGTAAGGCATTGGACGAAGAAGCCAAGGCCGCCAGCAAAGAAGTTAAGTTCACGGGCAGCAGCCTGCGCGAAATTGGCGGCGCGCTTTCGGGCGAAGCACTAACCAGCGGAATCGATTACCAGGCTGCGGCGCTGGACATTAATAATAAGATACTTATTGAACTGCAGAAACTTAATCTGAAAACCCTGCCCGCCGTTCCTGATACAAACTTTACGATCAGTAACGAACCGATGGGCCTTTATAGGGTTTGATTTTATGACTATTAAAACAAAGGGGAGCGTTGACGGCTTCGAACTTCAACCCGATTGGACAATCGAAGGGGACGGCTACGGCCTGCTTACTTCGCGCTTAACTTTCCGATGCAACGCCGCCAGCGCCGCCGCAAAATCGCCCAGGACGGGCGAGAGTCATCCTAAAGACGGGCGTTTGAAATGCCATCGTTCAACCTATACAGTTATTAAAGGGGACGCAGCCCAGATAATTGCCGAATATGTAGGCATCGAAAGCGGGGATTATACGCGCATTCAGATTAAAGGGGATATCATTACGGGAACGCAGCCGATCCAATCTCATAAAGATTTCATCAGAGTTCTTAAAAATAAAGGCTGGGATTCGGCAACCCAATCGTTCCCCGAAACAAAAGCGGCGGCGGTTGATAACGCCCTGGTAGGCGTTAAATCTTTCGTTGTCGCAGATTCCCAGATCACGGCAACTTTCTACAGCGCCAGCAAAGGGACAGTTCAGGAAGGCGTTAATATGGTAGGCAAAACCTTTTCTTCGATGCCTGGCCTGCAGGATGTAGTTCTGCCGACCTATGGCAGCCAGAAGTTAAGCGCCTTTCACGATCGTTATGCTATGCTGGCAGGTTTGAGTTATGAGAAGTTCGCCCACTTATACAAAATTAATTTCACGATTAGGATTTCGCCAGGCGGCTTTCATAACCTTATCTATCCACGCCACAATTAAACCCCAACTTTATGCTGCAGCAAGGCGTTGGATATTCTTATTCTAATTCTTCGTTAGGTTCATCGCTTACGATTGATATCCCAGCGCGCCCGAAGGAAACGCTGCCATTATTTATTTACGAAGATACTGATTCTAACGGCAACACTGTTTTCAGAATCAACGCAGGAACTTTTAACAATGTATTGCCCAGAATAAACGGGCAGGAGATCGGCAGCGATAACGCCTATCTGGCAGCGCCCAATCAAACCAGCCTGGTATTACTTACGACTGTAGCAGCGCCCAAGCCGAACCCTGCCTGGCCTGTCGGCTTTCCTTCTATAGCGTTAACAACTAATCAGGTAGTTCCTCCAGCCACGCCGACAGCCGCTTATCTTTCGATCGGGAAGATTGTAGTAACAAACGATCAAGGGAATAAGGTTTATACAATTCAGAACTTTGTCAGCGGCAGCCTTTGGGGTGAGCGCTACGAATGCGGCGATACTTTAGAATATTGGTTCAGCCGAATCTGATGAGCCTGCCGCATCGCATCGCCGCAACCTTTTGCGAATTGGGGAAACTTGATGACCCCAAGGAAAAGCGCCTGCCTGGGCATAAGTTTAACAAGGCCAGCAAAGTTGATAGCGGGGACGGCCTTGCCAACCCTGGCGATCTAACCCCTACGCACGAAGGCTACGGCGGCGGCGCAAATAGTTATTACACGGCTTACCCGAAATATCTAATTACAAAAGTTCAAGGGACTAACCTGGGGGTTTCATCGGCTGAAAACTTCCCAGCAATTCAAATAACCCTTACCCCTTTTAAAAATGAATGGTCGGCTAATGTAATCGATGGGCGCAGCGAAATCGCATTTTATGTAGTTCGCAACGATGAAGATATTTCCGACCTTGCCGCGCTTGCGAGGGAAACGACAGGCAAAGCCGAATTGGTTATTCAGGATTGGTCAGTTTATTTTAATCAAGATCCGCCGCCGTATTGCGATAATACGGCAGCCGAACTTATATCAACTATAGTCCTAAAGCCGCTGGACAGCCTCGACCCCAACGATGTTTATTTTAATAATTTAAAGTTCTTTCCAACTGAACAGTTCCAGCCCTGGAGACACGGCATTGAGAAAGGTTTTATTACGCAAGGCAATATGCTTTGCAGTTTTTCAGCCTATAACATCAGGCTTGATGAATTAGGGGTTAACGCCGTTAACACTCTTAATCTGTCTGATCCGAGTTTTCAATATATGCGCCACCTTTGGAAGCCGCTAAATACTGACACGGCGGTTTTCTATTCTAATACCTGCACGTGGAAGTTAAAGATTAAGGCCGAACTTTGCTGCTGGAATGAAGGTTATAAAATCAGCGGCAAGGTAAAGATTTCTTATATCGATTGTTTCGAGCCGCCGCGCTTCCCTGGCTTTCCGAATTACCCCTATAAAAACACAACGCCCGATGCCAACGATCCGAACAATGTTTATTATTGGTTCGTTTTTCACGGCAATATATTCAAGGTTGATACTTTCGAGCCTGTTCCGTTTCAGGATATTCCTTGGGAAGTTACGATTGACGATCAAACGGCAACGGGCGCAGAAATCGAAATCGAGGAAATACCCATTCCGCAGGAAATCGGCGGCAACCTGAAGCGCCTTTATTTTATAAACGGCTTTACAGTTGATACAATCGAACCGCCGCCGCCGCCCGCTTAATGCTAATCGTTTGACAGCCTCGCAACTTTGAAGCCCTAAACTTTATGGCCCTACCTTCTGCTTTAAAACTGTTTATCAACCCGCGCCGTAACCTGGCCTTCGGCAACTTTGAGGGGACGGCCCAGATCACGAACCCAACCTTTACCTTGGGCGATACGGCGCGCATTGAACTTTACCTGGTCGAAGATACGAATATTAGTTCTTACCCCAGGCAGGAAATCGCTTGGCCTGGATCGCCTGGCATCAAGGTTGCAATCGGGCCGATTGATGAATCGCCCAAGGCAGGAACTTGGGAAATTGTTTTCGGAGGCGATGCTACTTCTGCCCTGGCCTTTAACATTACGGCAACCGCCTTGTCGGCGGCGATCAACGCGCTGGCTTCGATTACGGCAGCAGGCGGCGTTACTGTTTCTAAAATTGGGGATAACTATAACATCGTTTTTAACCAGAACGGCGCGCGCGCTTTATTTACTACTGATGCAAGTTCATTAATTCCCCTTTCTACTGCTACTGCTTCGACCCTGCAGGAAGGGGACAATACACGCCCAGCGATTAGCCTAATCCATTTGCAAAGAAATGTTGCAGGGTTGGCAACTTCGTTTGCCGCAACCCCAGCCAGCGTTCTAACGATTGAAACCCTGTCGGCCTGGAACGGGCAGCGCGTGAATTATCGGGCCAGCATATCGCCCGATCCGAAGGGCGGTTCGTTCAGCCTGTCATTTGACGCGCTTACGGGTAGCGATGTATCAACCGCCGCGCTGGCTGTCGGCGCACCTGCGCTTGATATCCAGAACGCCTTATCCCAGGGCGCGCTGCTGGACAAAGTATCGGTAACGCAAGTAGGCGCTTACGCATACGATATTACGGCAACTGTTCAGCCCGATGCTGCTGGGCTAACTGCCAATGGTTCGGGCATTAAATCCTTTAGCGGCTATGTCGGGGAACTGACCCTAAACACGGCTGAAGCGATTAGCCTTCTGGATGGCGCGGTTCTGGTTTCTACAACGCTGGAAGTTGAAATTACTTCTGATAGCAAAACCCTTACGATCCTGCAAATCGCTTGCGTATTAGATAACGCAGTTATCGATCAGGGCGCGGTTGTTCCGCTGGTTCTGGATACTTACCTTACCGAAGTTACGGCAGACGGGCGCTATGCCCGCCAAAGCAATAACCTAAACGATCTGGCAGATTTATCAGTCGCGCGCGCTAACCTGGATGTTTATGATACCAGCGCCGTTGATTCGCTGCAGGCGCTGAAGGCCGATGTTGCGGGCGCTACTTTTGGCGGCGATATCATCAGGGACAACGGAACGGGACAAACGATCATCGGGCCTGCATCGGTTTCTTTCAGCCAAACGGGCGGCGGCGGTTCGTTCATCAATTACGGCAGCGTTTCCCTTACCTTCCCCGATGCCAGCGTTCAATCAACCGCTTACACGGGCAGCGCGGCGGCAGATTTTGCCAGCATTACGGGCCAACCGAATGACAACGCTAACCTGTCGCAAGCACTTTCAGATAAATACGATAGCACGAATCCAAGTAATTTCATAACAACGGCTAATCTTTCTGATGGCATCAGCGTTTTCGTTATCGGCGTTCCTTATGAACTTAACCCAGGCGATGATACTGTTTCCAGGCTGAAGTTAAGCCAGGGAACGCCGCAGGCAGTTTCAACGGGCGATGTATGGTATGACGGGCAATCGCTTGCCTACTGCGATGCTTCATCAAATGCGCGTTACCTTCTGGAAAGCGCTAACCCATCAATCAGCGGCGCGCTTACTTTTACAGGTATCCTTACAACCCTGCCGCCGTTAAACTTGGGGATCGAGCGCGATGCCGCGCCAACTTATGCCATTAACGGCAGCGTTTGGATTAACAACGCTGCGATCCCCAGGTTAACTTACCGATCGGGCGGCTTTAATTATAACGCCGCGCTGGTTAACGGGACTAATAATTTTAGTAACTATCAAAGTATTTCGACCAGCAGCGCGGCGTTCCCTGCGCTTCGTATCGAACAAAAGGGAACTGCGCCCGCCCTGGTAGTTGAAGATTCTGCAACGCCTGATGCTAATGCGCTGGTGGTTGATGCTTCAGGAAATGTAGGCATCGGCCTGGCTTCAGCCTATACGGCTACGCAAAAGTTAGAGGTAGTCGGCAATATCAAGGCCGATAATAACATTAACGGCGCAGGCCCAGCGTATCGGGTTAACTCCGTTGTGGCGCATACAGGCGGCGCGGATACTCACGATCTGCTGGTTTCGATTGGCGGCAGCACCTATCGCATCGCCTTGCGCTTCGTTTCCACCCCTTAACCCCTATGGCATATATCTTAACATTCCTGGCAGGCGCGATCGCTGGCCTTCTAATCTACAGAAAGCATAGCGCCAAACTTTCGGAAGCCGAAGCCAAGGCCCGCGCTGCGGCTGGCATTCTAAAGAAGTAAGCCGATGCGCCGCAGCCTGCTGCTGGTATTGCTTACCCTGGCAGGCTGTTCTAACGGGCCAGAAGATTTGCTGCCCGATGCAAAGCCCGCCGCTGGCGCTGATGTTACGGCATCGTTTGGGCTGAAGCAGGATAAAGCCGATTTCAAGGTTGGCGCTGCAGTTCAGGCGGCGCGCGAAGCAAACGCAGCCAGCAAGCCTTCAGTCGTTGAATCCGAACTGTCCCTGGCTTCGTCCTATCTGCCGCCCGTCCCGTCAAGCGATCTGATTGAAGCCCGAAGCCGCGCGCAGGCCGCCGATCCTGCCGCCTATGCCAAGGCAATCGAAGAAGGGAAGCGGCTAAATGAAGAACTCCATAGCCTGTGGGATAGGATGGAAGCCGAACAATCAAAGGCTGCCGCTGATATCAAAGAACTTCGCAGCCAGGTTGAAGGCCATAAGGCCAAGGCCGAAGCCGAAAGGAAAGATAAGATCGCCGCGCAGTTGGGCCTGGCTGGCGCTGCTATGCTGGGCGCAGGCGTTCTTCTGCTGGCCTTCGGTTCTTATATCGGCGTTACGAAGTTCAGCGCGGCCCTGGTTATGGTAGGCGGCGCGGCAGTCGTAAGCCTGCCCTGGGTTTTTGATAGCAACTATTTTCCCTGGATCGCTGGCGGCGGCTTCGCCCTGGCGGCCCTGCAGGTTTCAATCGCCTTGGCTGTCAAACTTTGGCGCTGGTCATTCCCTGCGCCGCCGCCCGTTTGCGAAGCCCGCCTGCCTGAAGAAGATTTTAAAACCATAACCCGCCCGCCCGAATGAGCGCCGCGCCAGCAATACCCGACAGCCTGGAAGCCGTAACTTCTGATGAAGCGATGAAGGCTGGCATTATCGCCGCAGCCTTGGGCGGTTCGGCTATGGTCGCGCGGTTACTGCTGCAAAGCGAACGCGCCAGCCTGGGCTTTATCCTTCGCAGTTCCTTCGCTGCCTGCGTAACGGCTTACTTTGTTAACCTGGCAGCCCGTGATTACATTACCAGCGAAGGCTTGCGCGTTTGTATTTGCGGCATCGCTGGATTCGCCGCGCCTGAAATACAGAATTACGGCCTGGAGTTTATAAAGGCAAAGATGCAGGGTAAGGTTATGGAAGCCCGTAAAGGCGCGGGCATTAACCTTCCCAGCAAAGCCAAGCCGACCAAACGAAGGAAACAAAATGGCAAGCGCTGATCATCAGGCGTATAACTTGCGGCTTGCCGTTATCGGCTGCCTTGCGGTTTCGATGATCTGCGCGCTTACTATTTACCAAACGGCTGATTTCATTCTGGCTTCCCTGCAATCAAGCGAAGCGCTTGTTATGTTAATAACCGATGCGGGCGTTCGCAGCGATGATAAGAACCTCGAAAGGAATCTGGGCAGCGCAACCCTGGCGCTTTCTACCTGCCGAGATATATGCCTGGCTTTATTCCTGGGCTGTTGCCTGATCGGCTGCGCGCTGGCTGCAAAACTATTAGGATGGGCGAACCGCCCAAGTTCCCGAAATGGCAAAAACTAAAAAACGATTTACCATTAAGGAAACAAACCTGGCAGCCGATTGGGGACAGGCCGAACCGCTGGGCGGCAATCGTTTTGTTATTCGCATCGATCGGAAACATCGCAGCGAGCGCAGCAGGCTGAACACTTTGGTTCACGAAGCCGCGCATATTGCGGATATGGATACCAGCGAAACAAAAGTTCGGCATTTAACTGCCGTGATCGTGGAGGCGCTATGGCGGCA